TTATTCATAAGCTTTCCCTATTCTTTTGCCAACAACAGCTCCTTGTTCAAACTTCGAGTTTTTTATATCGACGATCAATACTCCTTTTAGTCCAGATACACCTTCTTTTTTAGCTTCTTCAAGAAATTGTGAAGCAAGCGTATCATATCCGGAAGCAGATTCAGCATCAATGGCAATCACTAAATAGCCATTATCGGTAACAGTTGCTTTTTCACAGGTGAATCCTGTGATGGTGTTGATATATTTATCTGCGCCTGTTATTTCTGTTTTGCCACCTCCGCAGGAGAAGGTGATTAAGATTGTCATTAAAAATAAAATTTTCTTCATGCTACTTATATAGTCATATTGTTTTTTATGATGGATAATATTTTCCCGGATTCATCTGTATAATATCTAGACCATAAATGTAAAAAGGCACTTTTTACAACTGTTTCTGAAATAAAGCCTATGCTTTTTCCTATTTGTGAAAACAATAAATGATAATCACGACATGTTATTCCCACATCCTTGATTTTTTTTTCAACGAAGTTACTGTCCTCATATCTTTTTTGTAATAATAAACTAAGTTCTCCGATTTTTGTTTCATTAGGGTTGCTTATTAGTTCTACAACTTTACCATAAATATATTTTTCTGGGGATTCACCCGGTAATCTAAAAACCTTGTCTGCTTCAGAATCTTGCTGTTTTGAATCTCCATCAATAATGCAAATTGATTTGAATTTTACAGAGGGATCATCGTTATGATATTTGTTAATAGCTACTGCAGTTCCATCTCCAGCCATTGCATGGATTTCGAGTGAGTTTTCGATAATTGATGAATCATCAGACACTATAGTTTCAATCCACATTTTAGCAAATTCATCTTCTACAAAAATAGCTAAAGATGCTTCTATTTGCCCGGTTATTGTTCTTAATGATTTGACATTCAATTTTCCTTGAAATAAAGTATTGTTAATTGCTGCCCAAATAGCTTTAGGAGGAAGTGGTAATAACGCATCATTGCTATGAGTCGTAAATATAACTTGTGATTTCTTTCTCTTAGAGAAATCTATAAGATACTCTACCATTCTTTGAGTCGCAATAGGATGAAGTCCATTTTCAATTTCTTCTATTAATACAAGAGAGTTTTCATCTAACGATTCAATTTTCATAATCATTCTAATAACACTTGACTCTCCTGCTCCAAAATGAAATTCAGAAAAAGAAATATTATTGTCTGTTAATCCTTGTAATAATGTTACTCTCCCATTGTCATCAATTTTTATTTGAGAATATCCGGAAAGATTCTTGCCCAACACTTTTGATGCTGCAGAAACTACTAAATCGTTGAATTTCTCAACTTGAGATGAGTCATATTTAAAAACAGTTGATGCGCATTTTCTCATTTCGTTTCTTTCTGTAGCAGGAACTGTTCTTGATACTCCAAATATAGAAACTGTCCTGCTCATATTATCGCGATACCATTTATAGCTTTTAAATTTAGCTGTTCGTTGTATTGATTCTTTGGCGTTAATATCTCTATCTATCAATTCATATAATATTTTCCAGTTCTGCATGCTGTTGTCTAATGAGCCGCTTTTTGAGAAAAAACGACTTGGCTTTTCTGATATATATGCGCATGCTGCGGCTCCAAGTACAGTCGTTTTCCCTCCACCATTTGGCCCGATTAAGGCTGTTACAGGAAAATCAAATTTAATTACTTGATCTTCAAAACCTCTAATTGGATTTAATCTGAGTTTTAATAGATACTTTCCATAATTTCTTCTTTCAACTTTCTCTAGAAGTTCATTGATTTCGCTATCTCTAATTTCGCTTTGATATTCCATTAGTATCTTAATTTTAATGGTTAATTTATTGTTTTTGTTTTATCATTCCGTCCGCTCGAAGACTTTTCGGCGGAAATGCTCTGCTGAAGCTCTCTTGGATAGGCATAAGCTCCATGTGTATTGATTAAATTTCATGAAGCTATTCCTAAGTTACATTTGTGTTCTAGCTAATTTCCCCACAATCTTATATAAGTAAAGCACATCGTTATCTATATCAATTTCCATATCTGGATATTTCCGTTTCCCATCAGGATTTGTTGCATTGTTATAAGAAGATAAGAGCGTTTTCCTATGTTCATAGTCAATATGAATCATTTTAAGTAATCTGTCTTCTTTAGTGATGATTACATATGGCTGACCATTATCTATGTGTCGTTTATCCTTTATTTCACGGACAAAAATAATATCGCCAGACATATACATATCATACATAGAATCACCGTACACAGTTATGCCATAACATCCAGTGAACTCTGGAATATTCACATATCCTATAACTTTGTTTTCTTCACCGTCAAAGCCGATACCTTGACCGGCACATACGCGTATGTCGAGAATTTTAATGTCGCTTTCTGTCCGAGGTGAATCTGTAATATCATAAGTCGTATTCAACATTTTTCCTATTCCAGTTACGAGCCAATTTATATTTAAATCGGGGCAGGCAATAGCAATTTTTTCTATGGAGTCGGCATTAAATCCAGTTTTTTTAGCAATGGCTCCACGTGATAGACCTGCTGATTCTTCAAAGGCGGTTTGTCCCATTCCTTTAAACTTTAAATATTCAACGAATCTTTCTTTTGTTGTCATTTTTATTGTACTTACTGATATATGTCAGTATATTTGTGTCTGTATCAAGTTGCGGATGATACCGACTAAATTGTTTAACTGTTCCCGTAAGGGATTATATAGGCGACTTACTCAAACCGCAACTTTGGGGTTGTCGTCTTTGCTTTATCACTATGGATGACAATAATAAACTTCCGTATCAACAGGCTACCAAAGAGTCTATTCTGAATTTAGCAATTGAACGCTATAAATCAGATGTACAAATTCAATGTGATATTTGGAATAGACGCAATGTTAACGCTTCTTTTCCATGTCATTTGAACCATCTACTTCAATATTCGGGATTAAAACTGTTATCTCCCGAAGAGTATAAGAAAGTCCAAGATGAGATAATTGAAAGCTTACATAAATTACTTTGATTGCTTAGGCATAATACCTAATCGTGCAATTCTCGAAACTAATTCTTCATATCCTATAATTTTATCTGTATCTTTTACTTTTGTGAGCAACATAAGTATTCTATTTTTCCCACTCTCTAAAACCTTGATATCTTCTGGAACAACAATCATCTCCAAAAGCACCTTAACTATTGTATTACAAGTCTCAATTTCTCCGATATTCGAAAAGTGGTATAATGAGCTTATTCTGTAATCTAAAAATCGATACTCAACTCCTAAAGGATCAGACTTAAGTAAAATGTAATAATAAAAATCAGAAATAGCATTGGTTGTTAAAGCGTTATTTCTTTCCGTGCTTATGAGTGCCGCGGTCTTAGCTTCTTCTAATTCCTTGCTTTTCTTATTTATATCTATAAATGTATATATCTGCCATCCTATTAGAATTGTCACTAACAATGATAATACTCCTACTATCACTCCTTGGTAATCAAATCCCAATTCTGCTTTATGCGGACAAGCTACACATATTGCAACTAAACTAATAAGTACAGCTACAGAACTTAATAATAACGCCCAACTCTCTTTCTTCATAACCACTCTATATAACGTACGCAAGAATACAGAAAGGTTAAATAATGCTTATATACTGAATAAATACAGTAAAAGATTTTATTTACTGAAATATGGTAGTATATTTGCATCATCAATCAATCACGAAAGCAAAGGTAAGCGATCGTGTTGAGTAAAGCAATAGTACGAACATATTAAAATACACGATTATGGCACGATCTTATGAAACAGCATTAGCAGAACTCGAAAACAAAAGAGGCGAGTTAGAAGCGTTGAGCACGATTAGCGAAGAAGAAGTCTGCTATGTATATAATGTAGACAGCAAGTCAGAGATCGTGAAAATCCTCTCTGATGAAATAGAAACTCTCGAAAGAGAGGTTGAATATCTCACCCCACTGGATTGGTCTAACGATCCTGTTGCCGAAATATTTGGTGGCTACGAAGCAATGAACAACTATTTATACTAACACATAAACACACACGATTATGAATATATTAGTTACTGAGAATTACAATCGTAAAGATATTTTCGAGATTGTAGATGAATATCCTCATGGTTATATAGTTTGGCCAATCGGCAGACGAAATTTTCCGTTTACAGGCTACGTGCCTCTCGCAAAGCCAACCGACGAACCTTATCATATTGATATTAATACGCTAAAGGCAATCAAGGTTAATGATAATGTCGCTGATCACATTCTTAATGAAGCCTCATTTAGAGGGGTGGATAAAGCAAAGTTTCACCACATTGTATCAAGTTTTAACCGGTAGTCTTTGGACTACTTTAATATACACACGATTATGAAAACTTCAAATTTTAGACACAAAGTATTCTGTATGGCTTATGAGCTAATGAGAACAACCGGTAAAGCATTCGCCGTATGTCTTTCTCGCGCATGGGCTTTATACCGGTTGACAAAGCAAATGCACAGAGGTATTGTAACGTTCGCTTATGAAAAGGCAGATGGATCGCTTCGCCGTGCTAAGGGTACTCTCAAAGATGTTCAGAGCCTAATAAAAGGAACTGGATCAGAAAACTACAAAACTGTCCGCTACTTCGATGTAGATGCGAATGGATTCAGAAGCTTCAAAGTAGAAAACTTCATAACGGCTTACTAAAGCCCGGTCGGGTGGGCGTAGGGCATATCTCACCCGGTCACTTCTGATGGTTCTTTCTCTTACTTACACCTTAGTACCCACAGAAATGGGGTTGAAACGAAAGGATTATAAACTAACTTATTAATGAAGGTAATAAGGTTGGCGATATTGGATATTATGTCGTGTCCGTGAAGTCCGGTTGACTTGTCCCGGATCGGTGTTAAACGGTCTATCGAATGTCGCTTTAATATATAGCCCGGCATAATGTGTGATGCTGCCGATCGAATCGGTTGCCGGGTACAATTTAATTCTAACGCTTATGAAAAGAGTAATTTTTTATTCAAGAGTGCAGCTAATTTTATTCATCTGCGCAGTACTGATGTCGGCTACCTGTTTTGTTGGCATGTTTTTTAATCCGTTTCACGTATTAACATTCGTGATGTCGGTTATTCTAATGATCGCCATTTATAAAGAAAAAAGTTGGTAACTATTAATAATAATGTATATGGAAACAAAAGGTATTGAAGAAATGACAAGAGAGGAACTGATTGAATTGGTGTCGTCTCTTAATAAAGACCTCGAAAGTACAAAAAAGGACCTCGAACTTTATAAAGATTGGAAAAATCGAGAAGAAGCTGCCAAAGTGTTAGCTGAAAAGAAAATGTTGGCTATTAAGGCTTTTCTTGAAGTTGTTTAATTCGTTTTGTGTTTAGATTAGCAAAAGCAGCCGGGTGAAAACCCCGGCAAACGGGCGGGCGTATGGAATGCTCTGCACACAGCCGGAAGTGTGTATGCCGGATCGTTACCGGTTCCGTCCACATTCAATTAAATATAATCAGTTTATGGAGAAAAAAGTGGAAATTATGCCTCGTATGAGAGACTTAAAGAAAGGGAAGAAAGTAGAATTTCCTATCGATAAAGTCTGCACAGTGCGCAACAATGTTTCATTGCTTAATGCACAAGGGTACAAAAATGGACATAAGTGGAGATCGGAAACTAATGTTCCGAAAGGGATAGTTACAGTATTTAGAGATTCCTGATTCAAACTTTAAATACACACGATTATGAAAGTATTTACCGAGTTAACGCCCGAATGTGACATTACAGCACAAATGTACGCAGCCGGGTATGAAAAAAAGGAGATTGCCGTATTGAAGCATCGTGCAGTAAGTACGATAAATAACCAGCTTCAGACAGCATTTTTAATTTTGGGTGTTCGGAATGGGAGGGAGTTGGCATTAAAGTTAGCCGAGAGGATATCAGGTATCCGGTTGACGCTGGACTTTTCGCCGGCCATGAGATCATTTGTTGCTTGTGTACTTTTGATTATTCTTTGTGTTGATAGTCATTTAGACATGAAACGGCAACAAATCCGAACCCGTTCTAATGCCAATGTAGAACTTATCGCCCGTGTTCGTGTAAGAATTAGAGGGCGTAATATGCCTTTATTATATGGAACTTGACGTTTGGCAATTACAGAAAATAATAAAAGCGGCCGCGAAAGAAGCTGTCAGCGAATATGCGATCTCCAAGGATCCGGTCATTGATGAGATTACGGAAACGCAAGCTATACGACTTGGATTTGGTAGAAGGTGGTTGGCTCATCAGTGCGCTACGGGAGCATTGACTTGGAAAAGGGCTGGTGTACATAGGAATAGTCCTAAAGTTTATTCGCTGAAGAAACTTAAAGAATTGAAGGATGGTATAGATCCTTTATTGAAGTCTCTAATATAATTACTAACTAAAAATATAACAATCATGAGTTTAATCAGAAAATCAACGGAATTGAATATTCCAACAAACGTAAAGATGATGATTTACGGTCAAGCAGGTATGGGTAAGAGCACAGTAGCTTTGAGTGCACCAAAGCCTCTGTTGTTGGATTTTGACAATGGTGTTAAGCGTATGAATATGGCTCATTTGGAGAATATTGACACTGTGCAGGTCACTTCTTGGAATGATGTTCAGCTGGTTTTGCAAGAAGATTTGTCTGTTTATCAGACTATTGTGGTTGATACCATTGGTAAGATGATGGATTTTATCATCACTTATAAATGTGGAACCAGGCAGCCATCTATTCGAGATTGGGGCGGTATCAATGCTGAATTTTCTTGGATGACAAGAACGCTATCAAGTCTGAAGAAACATATCATTTTTGTTGCCCATCGTGACACAAGAAAAGAGGGTGATGATACGGTGTTTATTCCTGCCTTACGTGAGAAGTCCTACAACTCCATCGTCACCGAACTTGATTTGTTAGGTTACTTGGAAATGAAGAGTGAGAGAGGAGTGCAGAGACGTACTATTACTTTCGATCCGACATCAAGGAATGACGGAAAGAATACTTGTAACTTGCCTTCAGTGATGGAAGTACCTACCATCCTTGACAAAAACGGCAATCCGACGACCAAGAATGATTTTATCTCTACTCGGATTATTGCTCCATATCTTACTATGTTGCAATCAAAAAAGGCTGAACAAGAAGCATATAACAAAGTGCTATCTGATATAACAGGTTGTTTAGAATTAGTTGCCGACGCAGCTTCAGCGAATGACTTTATCGCCCATATTGATGATTTCAACCATGTGGGAAGTTCAAAGATGAAAGCCTCAATGATGTTGGCAGCTAAGGCGAAAGAATTAGGACTGATTTTTAACAAAGAGACTAAAACTTATTCAGATGCAGCCTAAGTATAAGATATATGCTACATTATTGGATTCTTACTTCAATTACCTTAATAGCGATGTCATATATGAGCGTTATTATGGGTGGAGTGAGAATCCGCCTTGTACAGAAGAAGAGTTTCAGCAGAAGCAGTTCCAAGAACTGATAGACCGTATTAACCGTAAACCGTTTGACAGCGAAGTTGCCGACAAGGGTACGGCTTTTAATGAGGTCATTGACTGTATGATTGAGAACCGGAAATCTGAAACGGTGCAGGTAGAAAAGATATATTCTGATATAGGGAATGGCGAGCAAAAGGTTATAGCCTTGAAAGCCGTTTATAACAATCGTTCATTTGTCTTTCCTATATCCCTTTGTCGTGAGTTCGCAAATTACTACAAAGAGGCGTTGACGCAGCAACGTGTAGAGGCAATCCTTCCGACTGCATACGGCAATGTATTGGTTTACGGTCTGATTGACGAACTGATGCCTACCAGTGTTCACGACATCAAAACAACCGGTAGTTATACCGTGGGAAAGTTCAAAGATCACCACCAGCATTTAGTATATCCATACGCTTTAATGAAGAACGGTTCTGATGTACGGACATTTGAGTATAACATTGTAGAGTTCAACAAAGGCGGCTATGTGGTAGATACCTATACAGAAACATACGTTTTCAATCCTGAACGTGATATTCCTATTCTTACTAATCATTGTGAGGAGTTTATCCGGTTCTTGGAAGAAAACAGAGCACTTATAACCGATACTAAAATCTTTGGAAATGGATGATATACGACTTGAAAAATGAATACCAAATACCCAAGTTTAAGGAGTATGTAAATAAACTGTTCAAGGAGCGGGCCGTTGTGGAAGTAAAAAAGAAGCTTCCTAACCGCACGCTTGCCCAAAACAGCTACTTGCATCTTCTTTTAGGGTATTTCGGTAGTGAATACGGTTGCAGCCTCGATGAAGCAAAAATTGATTTTTATAAGAGGACTTGCAACCGTGATTTGTTTGAACGTAAGACGGTCAACAAGAAAGGC